GCAGCGCACACGCCATCCAGTTAGGGTCAGGAACCAGTATCTTGGCGCACTCGTCTAGGCTGTCTTCGTACACGACACGGTAATCTGACTGCACACCATCAAGGTTCTCTTTGGCCCAGCAGAGCCTGTCCCATAGATGCGTGCCTTGAAACTCTGGGGTCACTGTCATGCGAGGTCTCCGAAATATGCTGTTGTCACTAGCGCACGGTCATCACCGCTTCCTTCACTCGTACCTTGTCGGCAGCGTATTTGAAATCCTGATGCGGTTTGATTATCACTGTCATTCAAACCTATATAACCGCCATTACCACCAGATTGTTCTCGTCCAGCAAGGGAAAAGGCGTAGTCTGTATTGTCCATAGAATTTGTAGCGGCAGGTGTATAGTTTCCTGTACCATTGTCCGTTACAGATGCCATGTTAAAACTGTCATCAATAGCCAACGTGCTAGTGCCATTAAAGTTGACCCACGCCTTCGCACTACCATTAACAACAAAATTCGTAGCCAGCGAACCCGCAGTCGAGTGCGTCAGGGTATCTGCTTTGAGTGTACCGAAACTAGCCATTATGCGAGGTCTCCTACTGCGCTTGTCTGTGCAACGTCGTCAAACAAAGCATTGTCGCCATAGCTTCTTGCCGTTGTTCTGTAACTGCCAGTAGCGTGGCTATCCGAAACCATAACTCCAAACGAATTTGTATGAGTTGCGTTTGCGGCGTAATTTGCACTCGACATGCTATTTGTCAGAGAAAGAGTTTGAATACCCGTGCCGGTGTCAGAAAGACTGGAAATATTAAAACTGTCACCAAGAGACGTTCCATCTGCGACACTACGAGAAAAAGTTTTTGCCAGACCCTGCTGCAAGTTTGTGGTCGTGGAGTTGCCTTCACCCGTAACTGCAATAGAGCCAGCAGTGCTAGTACCAGTCAGCGTGTTTACAAGAATGGTACTCATGCGAGGTCTCCCTGAACCGTGCTACAATACGTGTCTGGGTCACGGTAACTTGAACTGTTGCTGTTCCGGATGCGGACCTTGCTTGCGGTCAACTCACGGAGATGCGCTATCTCAATAGAGGTGGCTGCTTTGTATCCGGTCAAAGCTGTCACGCTAAAGTTTGAATTGGACATTGCGTTTGTCAGTGTGTAGCTGGCGTCACCCGTGCCTTCGTCTGTAATTGAGGCGACGTTGAAACTGTCTCGTGCTGTAGCCGCAGCACCATCCTGTTGCGCCCACGCCTTCGCAGCGTGTTGCTTCGTCAGCGTAGCCGCACCGCCGCCTGTACTCTGGATGGTATCTGCCTTCAACGTACTCATAGCGTCACCAACGTCCCGCCGCTTTCAACGGTCAAGGTCACGCCACTGGCTACAGTAAACGGGCCTGTCACGTTTGCGTTCTCAGTTGCAAGGATGGTTGTATCAGCAGTCAACGACTGTGCGTTGGTACGGAACAAACCACCGCCCTTGAAGTTGCCCTTGTTCTCTGCGGGTGGCACAATCGTACCCGCTTGCGGTGCAAGGTAATTTACAAAGATATTGCCTGTGCCACTCGACGGGGCAGCAGTGAAGGTGAGTGTCGTACCGTCAGGGATTGTGTAGGCAGAGGTATCCTGCACCACGCCGTCTACCGATACCAGCACGTCTTGCACAGAAGAGACTGTGGTAGTCAGGGTAAACGTAGTGTCGCTGCCATCGCCGTTAAAACGCTGGACAGCTTTCGTAGCCTGATAAGACCCCGGAACTTTTTGACCTATGTATGGCATCTGTTATTCCTTACGTGCTGATTGCGTCAACTACAGAGACCCAAACATCTGCACTGCTTGCGGTATCACTCTGTACCTTTAGTACATCATTGTTTTGCATCACAATCTTCGCACCGCCATCCAAGACCTGTAGGGCTGAACCCACAGGAATAGGTGCGTCCTTAATGATGTAGTGGTCGTTAGCACCATCATTAATGAACACATCCATGAGGATTTGGGATGTTGTGACGTTAGCAATATTGATACCAACAAGTGCATCGTCAGAATTAGCAGTACGCATAGTTACTGCCGATGTCCCGACGTTACGTGCAATGTTTCTTTCAAAATCCTGTGCCATTACCTCTCCTTCATCACTGTATTATACAGCAATAATATTATCTAGTCAAGTCAAAGCGCAATCGCCATCGCGACTGCAAAACCGGCAGTAGCCGCACCGATGTCAGTTGCGACCTCCGATGCGGACCTACCCTCGATAGACGTGCCGTTGACACGCAAGAAGTCGTCGTCAGCAACACCGCTGGTAAACACAGCTACGTTGCCGTTGCTGATACCTGTGTCAGTGACTGCCGCAGTGCCGAGTCCGAGAGTTGTACGCTGTGCTGCTGCGTCGGCGTCGTCGAGCAGTGCCTTACCTGCTGCCGTAAGATCGTATGTCGCCGCAGAGCCAGAGCCTGTAAACTGGATGCCCTTATCCGCTGCAGATGTCAAACCAGCAAGTGCCTGTAGGTCTGCGTCGAGACGTGCGTTCGCAACGGTGCCGGACAACTGACTGGCATCGATGGTTTTGTTGGTCAGAGTTTGAGAGCCGGACAGCGTAGCTACGGTGCTGTCGATTGCAACAGTCAAGGTATTGCCCGAGCCGGACGTATCGATGCCGGTGCCGCCAGCAATGTCGAGAGTTTCGCTGTCGAGGTCGATGCTAAGTGCGCCGCCGCTGTCCCCCTGAAAATCTAAATCAGACGCGGTAACCTGTGCATCTACATACGCCTTGATGGCTTTGGCTGATGCGAGGGTGGTGTCGGTGCCAGCAACGCTTGACAGGTCTGTGTCGAGGACGCCCGACTTGAGGTTGTCCACTTCGATGTTCGACAGAGTATTGTTGTCGGCATCGAGTGTCTTATTTGTCAGAGTTTTTGTAGTTGCGGCGAGGTACGTGTCGAAGGTATCGACTGTGGTCTGACGCATCGTTCCAGCGTCGTTGGTTACGATACCATCCCCACCTGCCACGGCTGTTGTGCCAGCAGATGTGCCACCATCCATTAGGTTGAGTTCTGCGGCAGTGGCAGTTACGTCCGTGCCGCCGATGTCGAGAGTTGTCATCGACACTTCGCCAGCAACAGTCAAGACATCCGATGCGAGGGTCATCAGGTCTGTGTCGTCAGTGTGCCCGATGGTTGTGCCGTTGATGTTGACGTTGTCGATGACGGCCTGTGTGATTGCACTGTTCGTGCCGAGCGTTGCGCCGTCGATAGAACCACCGTCGATGTTAGCTGTGTCCGCAGCTAAGCTGTCGATGTTGGCGGTGCCGTTTATGTGTAGGTCTTTGAACTGCTTGCTCGACGAGCCGAGATCGATATCGTTGTCAGTTGTCGGCTCAATCACGCCGTCTTTGAAGACGACCTGCTCTGTGGACGTACCCGATACGTCGATACTGACTTCGATCTGATTGTTGGGGTTGTCAACAACAACCTTGTTCTTCGGCGTAGTTTCGCCCGGATCACCGATGAGTCCGATGACCGGACCCTCTGCTGCCGTGCCATCGTGCTTGTGACCGCTAGAGTTGTTGAACGCAGCAAGAACCTGATCGAATTCGTTGTTACTGTGTGCGGCGGTGATAGTATCGCCGTCAGAGTAAGACGACTGTCTAGTGTAACCTGCCATGTGTTATCTCCTCCCTCCCGGAGTAAATTCTAGTTGATAGC